AATGATCGACTGTGATCCGCTCGTTGCGTTTTCGATAAACCACAGCTTGCTGACCGTGTTCGGCCCTATAGTGATTGTGCAAGTGCTATCAAGTGTGCCGGTGTATTGAAGATAGATTGACCTGCCGGGATCAGTAGAGCCGTCCGCAATCGTCGTAGTGTGGGTATCGGCATTAGTCGTAATAGCTTCCGTCCCAAAGGAAAAAGCCTCTGCAATCAACTCAAGGTTGGTATTTGTACTGGTTCCCCAAGTGCCTGACTCGTCACCAGTGGCAATCTCTTTTAGGCGTAAATCATTAACGTAAGTTGCCATTTATCTTCTCCGACCTTTCGTCTTAGGCTTAGGTTTTTTCATCGAAGCAACGTGTTTTTTCAAAGTTTCTGCTTGCTTCTTATGAGTCTTAGATGCTTTTTCTAATCCTTTAATAACCTTGTTTACTTTACGAACCATTAGGCTACCTCATCCCAATCAGGAATTTGAGTTGTAGTAACATCAGCCCAGCTTGGTGTTTGACTATCTGATATTTCTGACCAACTTGGTGTTTGAGTATCTGATATTTCTGACCAGCTTGGTGTTTGAGTTGTAGAAACATTTGAATAACTTGGCGTTTGACTAGCATCAACCAACCCCCAAACATTAACTTGTGTAACTTCTCCACTGCCTGTAACGCCAACAACTTCAGCGATTGCACTACCTGTGACTGTAACACCACCAACATCTGCTGTTGCTTCATTGCCAGTGACCGAGACATTTGCAGCAGCCTCGATTGTAACAGTGCCAGCCGCTCCAGTAGCAGCAATGCCGGTAACAGTAACATCCGCATCAGCGGTAACAGAAACCGTTCCAATAGATCCAGTTGCTGCCACGCCTGTAATAGATACATCGACACCCGTCCCTTGGACGATTGTGACCGACCCGATTGACCCTGTGCCAGAAACGCCTGTGATAGAGACATTTGCGTCTGCGCTGACTGTTGTGGTTGTGACCGCACCAGTGGCAGTAACGCCTGTAACTGGTACTGGACTTGGCTCACCCCATGTGCCATCACCCCAAGCACCTCTGCCCCAGCCGGTAAGATTCGACATTTAAGCAATACGAATAATTGCATTGCTTGCATCAGCGGTGGGAAACTGAATAGTGAAATCACCTGATGTGCTTGTTTTATCTGCACCAAAAGCCAACGAGCAAACAGATGGATCACCTGATGCACTATCATTAAATATCAATGCACCATTAGCCGTAATGCTGCTAGAACTAAATGTTAAATTTGCAAAATCTGTAAACCCCGTTGTGCCAGATGATGTTGGATCAACTCTAGTAAGTGCTGCTCCCTTTGCTGTATATCCTGTACCAGACACCTCATTAGAGGTTGTATAAGCTGTTGTACTAGCGCCTAACGTCGCAGAACTTGTATACAGGGCAAGATTGAATGTACTGCCCCCAGAGCTTTTAAAGTTATGAACCGCCTCTAACAACTCTTTCTTAAATGACGTACACATCGCTGTTGATATAGCCACTACAGTCTCCTAATAATATCTGCCATATCTTTTTGATTCTGGCTCTCTAGTTCTGCGATCAATGTTGTCCGATCACTTCTAATTGCTTCTTTCATATACAAACAAATTGTAGCATATACAGACTGTTTAAACGCCTCTGCTTGATCTGCGATCAGTGGATGGCAGTCTCCACCAACACTCACTATCCGATCTGTTGCTGTTTTTGCCCAAAACTCTGGATCATGTCCTTTATTTTGTGTAGTTACAACGAAACATTCCCCAATAGCTGTGTCAATTACCTCACTCATCTATTAGTTTGCAATGCTGTTTGACCAGTTCTGTAAGCATCTGTTCTATTGTAGCCATCACCCTCTAGCTTCAACTGCCCAAGAGCCGTTTCAAATTGCGATGTGTATATCTGTAAAATATCTGCTTCGCCCTTCATAAACACATATGCTTGAACTAATGATCCAAATAACAAAGCATTGTCTGCATTTGTGCCAAGCCAGCTTGTGCCATCAGATGAAACAGTAATAGATTCTGGTTGATAAAAATAATGAAGCTCTGCGGTAAAGTTGGCATTTGGTGTTGGGCCAACAATAAACGTGCCTTCATCAAAAATGCCGTAATACTTTGGGATAGAGGTAGTGGAAGCTACTGGATAAGCCTCTCGAATAAAATTTACATCTTTAAATATCAAGAATTCATATCCTGAATTATCAATAGCTAAGGAGTATGGAAACAAAAAGTCTGTTGGCATAGATAGATATTTGTTCCCTAATGTGAGAGTGCCAGTAACATTCTTGCGAAAGTCTGGTAGCTGAATTGTTCGTAGTATTATTTGCTCTGCATTACGCACGAACAAACCAATGTTATTTACAAAGGTTGTTTCTGTATTCTCAGTGTAATCTTTTATTGCCTGAGTCAGTGTTGTATATGTCCATGCCATTAGGTTGTTACCACTGTTACTCGGCCTATTTCGCCTTTTATATCTAACCCAACAGTTCGAGACCCAAGCTCTGTAATACCGCCGCCAACAGGATCAAATGACCCTAAAATGCGGCTTTGTTGTAATGATGTATCTGGTCTTGGATTTCTAAGAGATTGTGGATCAGACATCTTCATTCTGCCCAACTCGTATTGAGGATTATCTTTATCCAATACATCAAAGCCGACCCGAAACCCTGTGTCTCTACCATCCCTTATTAAAGGAACAAGATCTCTTAGCGCGTATCGGAATCCAGTTACATCACAAAATCCAAACGCATATTTACCTCTAGCATAAATACTCAATATCTATACCCTCCGGGCACAAAGAATAAAGACTCTTTACCTCGATCTGCATCAACGGCTTGCTTCCATTGCTCTTCATATAACTGCTTGAGCAACGGTATTCTGTCTTGCAACTCTGGTTTTTTTAACGCAACAAAATATGCTAAACCTGCCACTAAACATGGCAAAAACCTAGATGGTATCTCTGGATTATCCGACCCAGCATTTCCAGCATCTGCGATTCTCTCAATATAATAATACTCAAAAACATAAGGCTCTGTTGAATCGGGTACAGGCCACAAGTTAATTGAAGAAACTGTATCTGACTTTTCTAACCAAAATTGCAATGGCTTAGATTGTGTCAGCTTGTTTGTAAGATGAGAGTATTGCTTGACTGATATTCGGGTTAGATTTTGGTCTACTTGATTTGCAGTGCTGCCAGAGTTGGTTCGTATAAACGCCTCAACAATATCTAACACCTTTGCATCTAATGAATAGCGGGAAGTCCCAGCCGTCAGTGACTGAGACCCGCTTTTAATTGTCCACAAATTTAATCCACGATTTTGCCACTCAAGAAACATAAGGTTCATGCTTCTTCTGGCTGTGCGATAGTCATACCCGCTCTTTAGCTCTGAGCCTGCTTGCTCAAACGCCTCTTCTATCGCATCACCTAAATCAAGATCAAATGTGTAAGTAGACATCTACGTTTTCTTTTTGACCATCTTGCCGCGCTTCATAGTCATAGGTTGCTTCTTAGAGCCACCGCGCATTCCTGCTGGTCGCTTTTTCATCACACCAGCTTTCTTAGCTGTGCCGCCCTTCATTCCGGGTGGCCGCTTCTTCATTACACCAGACTTCTTCATGGTGCCGCCCATTGCTTTTGTAGGTGTCTTTTTCTTTACACCCGCTTTCTTCATCGTCTTTTTACGCATTTTATCACTCTGCTAATTGATTATAGAATCGTTCCCTCAGTTGGAATACATGCGGTGGCTCTTCATCTCCAAAAACAAACGAGTAATAATCTGTATTTTTTAATTTATGTACCGCGTTTTGCAAATCTTTGAGCCGCTGTATGTATAACATTGCATAAGAAACATCATTGAGTTCTTCAAATGTATCCGACTCAATAGCTTCATTTGCCTCATCATCAGGGTGAGATCCCATAATCCAAAGATCTCTATCCCCAAAAACTCCATTACTTATCGCGTAATTTAAAGCCTCTACACGATTATGAAATTGCACCCCATCCTCTTCATAGTCCAAATCAATAACAATATGAATGCGATAGGTGTCGTCGTAACTCTCTAGCGATTTAAAAACATCTACGAATGACGTAGTGCGTTTAAACGTCATAAGAACCTGATGCGCCTCCCATGTCTTTTTGGCATATGGACAAGCAGACATTCCACCTAAATCATCGTTAGGTAATTCAAGCGTCTGCTTTGACCAATCCCTAACCTCTTGGCGAATAGATTCTTCTAAGTCAAATCTATTATGGCTTTCTAGCTGCGCCATATCCACGGCGTTCCATTTTTCTAGTTTTAGCTTTAGTAGTCTCAGTTGCAATCTTAGTTATGCCGCCTTCTCTCATACCTATAGGCCCAAGCTCTCCTATGCCACGCATCATTGCTCGTTGCCTAGAAGGAAGGCCGCGAGATCTGCCAGCACCAAATATCCCGCCCCGACCAGACTGGCCTTTCTGCAAACCAAAAAATGACCCTCTACCGCGACCACGCCCCGCTCTTTTCTGAGCGCGAGATTGTGCTTCAAATTGTCGCTGCATTGGCGCTCCAGCCTCTGCTTCACGCCTCCCAATAGTCGGCAACCCGCCACCCATACCAGCTCTCTCAAACATCATTGCCATCTCGTCTTTCTGAGAACGTGGATTTTGCCGCCGACTAGGGCGATTCAGACCAAACTGCTCCTGCCTTCTAGCAAGTGATGAATGCATTCCACTATTAGATGGTTTACGATTTTTTCGACCCGTCTGGGCCAAGCCTGAGTCCCTTACGACTTGTTGAGCTTTAGCGTTTCGTTTCCGCATTTGGTTTAAATACTGCATATCCGGCATGCCCCCGCTTTGCATCTTCCCAACGCCATCTGCCGCATAAAAAGGAACCTTCTTTCCATCCTTCTCGACCATTTTGAGCTTGTCTGTCATCCAACTATCCTCATTTCTTTGTAAAGACCTTTAGCAATAGCCTTCAAAGCATCGGTAGGGGCGTTTAAAAACTGCTCTACGGACATTTCGTGGGCAAGAGGTATCCTAGATAGGGTCTGCAATACAACAGCATCTTCGGCCTCATTTAGGCTTACAGTGACCCTGACCAAATCTAAAGGATCTGAAAAACTATGAAAGCAATCTATTATCTTGCTATCAAATTGTTGGCGAGTGATGCTATCCATAATGCTTAATAACACTCATGCAGATGTTATAGACATCGCCATCTGAGTGAGCAACTGTGGTAAACATAATGTCACCTGTTACGCCACTACCCGCATTATTAGGAATGCCATTGAACTCACTAAAGTCTAGCTCGTCTGCATAATCAGCATTTAACTGCCATGCTAATAAATCGGTACTCGCATCGAAAAATATCTTTACACCCATTCCAATGGTGGTGTACCAGATTTTTTCTATGCTCACCTTAGAACAAGCAGCGCCAGATACTGGATCGGCTGTGAGAGCAGACACATCTATCTTCTTTACCGCTGCCTCTCCAGAACCATCGCTAACGTTAGTAAAACGGAATATCGCTTTTCTCGCGCCATCTTGGATAGTTTGTGTAGCTACTGCGTCAGCCATGACTGCCCCCTATTACGCTATCTGAACGTACTCGATAATAAACGTAAATGAACCAGCAGTGGTTGCATCAACAGTATTGGTAATGTTGCAAAAAATAGTTCGGGCAGTGTCTGTATATTGAACAGAAGCAGGCGCTGTAGTGCCGCTTTGCGTCTGAGTTACAAGCGTTGTTGTAGTTACGTTGTGTTCTACAACAGTAGTGCCGCCATCCAAAATCTCATCAGTTACTGCCGCTACAATCTGTGCGCCGGAGCTAGTAGTACCAACTTCATAACCAATGTCACCTGTACCGATAACGGGAGAGGTGTCACAAAAGATCTTGATGTCAGTAATAATTGTGTTGGCAGGTTGAGTAAACTCACCAATAGATGGGCTGTCACCTGCTGTGGTGTTAACTGTAACACCTGTAGCAAAACCAACGTGCTTTACATATTTATTCGTAACGATGCCGGTAGATGCAATATCTACTACGTCAGTAAGCGCACCAGTGCTGCTATTTTTAGAAACAACTTTAAACCCATTCTCTGATCGGACGGGGCCGTTGAAGGTAGTATTTGCCATGAGTATCTCCTGTCGTGGCTAGTGTCAGATTGTTCCATGTGGAACATTCTGTCAGGGATAAAAAAAAGGACTACCCAAGTATAACCTGAGTAGTCCTTAAAAGCTCTAGCTAGAGCCGGGGGATCCGAAAATTCCCAATGGGTCTGAAACGCCGAATGAGTATCGCTCACGCGCTTTATAGCGCACATTACCCGTATCGAAGTCACCGTCCATAGAGTTTTCTAACGCCGTGCGCTCGAAATGCTTCATGCCGTTAGGCACATCAGTAATCAAGAACCACGCATTAGTATCCGTGAGATAGTGATTTACTGAGTAGCCTTCTGGAATGCTGCCATTCGTGTAGATTGCGTTAATGTCATTATCAGCCGTTCCAACCCGACCTTCTGTTTGCAAAATCCTAGTTGCAACAAACATTAAGGCGGGGGGAACAATCAGCTTGCGAGGTCGAGCAGCGATCAAAAGTCCACGCTCGTCAACCCAACCAGCAATCTGGATAATTGAAGCCTCCAAAGAGGTCTCATTTAAATCCGC